GTACTCCACTACTCATTACAGTCCAAATCTCTTTAGGTGGTTCTATATCAAGTGAGAGAGCGGTATCTCTCATTGCGTTTATTATTATATCATCATCTCCACCAAATGGAATAAGTCTACTTCCTGGATGAGTTCCTACATATTCTTTAGCCCTAGCCTGAATAACGTTTAGGTATCCCATTTCACATTCTATAATATTACAACCCAACTTTAGTGATTCAGTTGTTAACCAATTATGTTCTCCTGCAGGTACAGTTACAGTTGCCTTCCTACCCAAATCATGACAAGCATATGCCAATGATAATTGTGCATATCCTTCTCTCGGTGAAGCGTAAACCCACTCTTTTACATCAGGGAATGATTCAACGAATACATTAAATGCTCTTCGTTTAGTACCACCATCTAATAAATCATCACGAACTACCTTAATACCATCATGCTCTATGATGATTGGTTTTGGTAGAATGATTGAAGATTTTCCAATTGATTTTGGTAAATTAAAAAATTCTGATTGTTTCATATATGTGTCCAGGTTCTATTGTTAACTATTTCGTCTATATTCCATTTACTAACTTTAAAGTTACGAGCAATCACATTTGTAGAAAATCCTTGTTTATAAAGTTTTCGTATTTCCAAAACTTGCTCATTAGTAAGTTTTGAACGTGGATGTGATTCACCTCGTAATCTCATTATTTGTTATTTAGATACCTTAGAAATATCTCTTTCAATCAAAGTACTCATATGGTCTGCAAAATGAAGTACATGTCCAATATTAGACCTCTGTGCTTTATTTATATCAAATGTTTTTAAGTATTTCATATTATCTTCATCGTAAATACCATCAGTTAATTTAATACCAAAAAATTCCTTTTCGGTATATTTGATATCGTACTGTGATAACAGATAGAAAGTCCTATCTGTATGTGTCATATAACTAATATTTGGATTATTAGTATATACTTCTCCTCTATTTTTTCTATGCCATTCTGATTGTTGTGGCACATATGATGGAGCTCCTTTAATACCCAATTTACCTAAATCATGATGAAATGCAGAAAATAACAATTCTTCTTGTGTAAAATCTACAATACCACCAGCTTCTTGATAAAGTTTTAACATACGAAGTGAGTTTCGTGCAACGTTCATAACGTGGTCTATATAACCACCATCATATGAGTTATGATAATTAACATTACCACTTGCAGGTGCAATAATAAGATTTGAACCCAACTCATCGATTGAATACATATGAAGTAGTTGTTCTAATCGTTCTCCTGATATTGACTTCTTCAACGCTTCAAGAAATTTATTATAATTAGATTCGAGTTGTTCGTTTGTGTATTTTTTCATGTAACCTATTTTTATGTTTTATTGTTTTTATTGTTTTACTTTTTAATCTACTCTTTCAATCTTACAATTAACTTCACACATATTTGATGCGATTGGATGTAAGATGGAAAAATTCATTGCTGATTTTAAACCATTGGTTAATCCAAAGTTTTTATCAACAAAATATACAGTCTGTGTACCTTCTTGATTAGATAATTGTTTACTCAATTTCTTCGGAACTTTAGGGATTCCAACAACTGGTTTATCCTCTTCTTCTCCTGCCATGTATACTTTTATACTTGCTGCCATGTACTATGTTTATATTTATTTGTTACAAATATACGAAATTTATTTGATATAACCAAATATTTTACTATATATTTTCATTTAAAGCGTTTATATACGCCATTTCGGATTGTACTCCTGTGAATCTTTGTACTTCTTCCCCATCCTTTTCAATAATAACAGTTGGGACAGAACGTACATGATATTTCTGTGCAACTTCATATTGGACTTCTATATCAATATCTTCAAAATTTACATTATTAAATTTTGATTTTACATTTTCCATTAAGGGAGTTAGAACCTTACACGGTCCACACCAATCTGCGTAGAATTTTTTTACTTGTATCATTTTGTTTTCTCTCTTTTAGTTAATAATTATTATCCATCACAAGCAACACAATCAGGATCGAGTGCTCGTTGTGCTATATCACCTCTAAGAACTGATTCTGTTCTCATATAATATAACGTTTTAATTCCTTGTTTCCAAGCTTCCATTGTTACTTGGTTAATCCACTTAGGTTCAACTATCGATGGAAATGCTAAGTTTAGTGAAACTCCTTGGTCAATATATTGTTGTCTTACACCTGCTTGTTTAACTAAATCCATTTGGTTGATTTCTTTGAAAGTTCTGAAAACATCTTTTACAGGATATACTTTTGTTCTATCTTCATCACCAATTTCTGCACATAATATCATTTTTCCACCTAAGTAACACCACTTATCTAATTCAGATAAATCTTGTACAGAACCACCATCGGCTAAGATTTTATCCCAAGTATCTTTATTATTGATACCTGCTTTTCTTAGAACTTTTTCTAACTCAGTATTTTTTCTAATAAATGTTCCTTTGGATGTTTGTTCCGTGAATACATTTGCCGCCCATGGTTCAATACCAGCAGATACATTTCCAGCTAATTTAGAGTTACTAACTGTTGGAGCAACTGCTCTTAAATGAGTATTTCTAAATCCACTTTCTCTACACCATAATGGTTCACCATATTCTTCAGCCATATCTCTACTTGCTCTTTCCGATTCTATCTTTAACTGAGAGAAAATCTTACGAGTTTCAAATTGTGCTTCCATACCTTCAAATGGAATACCATTTTGTTGTAGATAAGTATGCCATCCTAAAACTCCTAATCCTAATGCTCTACCCTTTTCAGCAGATGCAACAGAATGTTCAAATCCTTTCATGTTTTTTGCTTTCTGAATAAACTCTGATAATACTCCATCTAAAAACCAAGTTGCAGTATAAACTAAATCAGTATCTCTCCACTCATTGTATTTAGATAAGTTTAATGAAGATAAGCAACAAACAAATGAATGGTTCTCATCTGTGTGTAATGTTATTTCAGAACATATGTTTGTCATATGAACTTTTAATCCATTTTTTTTGTATGCTTCAGGATTTGCTTTGTTAACGTTTCCTTTATACATGATGTATGGTTCACCAGTTGCTTTTCTTTTTTGTAGTAATTTTCCCCACTTTCTACGAGAATCCGGATCTCCATCTTGAAGTTTTCTCATAAACTTATCACCTACAACTGCACATTGGTGTAGATTTAGTGATTGTCTATTTACATCTCCCTTTGGTTCTCTTATTTCTAACCACTCTTCAAAATCTTTATGTTCTATATTAAGGTTTACTGATGCAGCTCCTCTTCGTACTGAACCTTGGTTTGTAGCAAGGATTGTAGAATCATATATCTTAGCAAATGGTATTACACCATCAGATGTTCCATTGCCTGTAATGGTAGAACCCGCAGGTCTGATTTGGTTGATACCAATACCAACACCACCACCATGTTTAGCTAATAACATTAACTCTAAGTTCTTATTTCCAATATCAAAGATTGAATCAGCTACATCTATACCAAAACAAGAAATTGGTAAACCTCTATCAGTACCAGTATTTGATAATACAGGTGTTGCTAAGTTTAACCAACCCTTCCATATATAATCAAAGAATTTTGATGCTAATTGTGGTTTGTTTAATCTCTGAGCTACTTTAGTTGCAACTCTCCAATATGCATCTTTAGGTTTTTCTCCTTCAAGTAAGTACCCTTTAGATATTGTTTTTACATATATCTCAGTATTACCCCATGATGGGAAATCTACATCCAATTCCCATCCCAATTCATCTCCGTAATTTTTTGCCATTTTAAATTTTTAATTAGTTTTATATAAATATTTTTTTTGGTCTGTATTGGTAGTTTCCATACAGTTCTTCATCTTTTTTTATATCAATTAACGCAATTCCACTTTGTGAATCAACGTTTCCTTCTTCTTCTTTTGAGTTTAGTAAACATAACGGTTCTGTGAATAAGAAATTAGTATCCTTAACTAATCTAAAATTGATATCCGAGTTATCATCTTCAATTGTACTTACAAACGAACGAAGTATGTATGATAATACTTCTCTTGGTAATATTTTAGCCTCACTAAACTTTATTTTGTAAAAACTTGTGTTTCCTTCCCACTTTGGAAAAAGAATATCACCTTTTTTGATATCAACTAATGCAAATAGTCCAATTCCTTGTAAACTACTAACTCTTTGATATGATTTAATACTCGTATTTAAATAATCAAATGGTGTCATTTTTTAAAATAAGTCACCCCAATCTTCACCTTCATTTGCCTTACTGTAATCAGTAGGTCTAATAGCGAAGAAATCGGTATGAGTTAATCCTCCAGTTAAGTGATAGAACCAATCTAATTCTGATGCAGAATCTTTATCATATTCAAAGTAATCATCAGTACCTTCTATTGGAGTATATCCCAATTCAGCAAGTTTCTCATTTACTCTCTTTATAATAAAGTTCTTTAAATCTTTCTTTTTTAGATTTTCTAAATCTCCCAATTCAAACATCTTATCGATAAACTTAGATTCTAAGTCAATAATTAGTCTTGCTGCTTCGTAGATACCTTCTTTAGCATCTCCCAACAGTTCAGGAAACTCTTCACACATGTGTCTGAATAGTTGACAACCCATTTTAGAATGTAGAGATTCATCTCGTACACTCCATTTCATTTGTTGTCCAATTCCTTTCAACATATTTCTCATTTGGAATGAGTATAATACAGCGAAAGAAGAATATAACGATACTCCCTCACTAAATGCAGAGAATATTGCCAATGAACGTCCAACTTCTTTTCTTGCAATAGGATTTGTTGCCAAATCTGTATGTTTCCATTCGTTGGTTGTTTCAGTTAAGAGTTCAAACTTCTCAGCAGTTGCAGGTTCGTGCAAGAACGCTGAGAAGTCATCTAACCCTAATGTTTCATTTAGATAAGAATATGCAGTAGCATGTATTGTTTCTTGTGAACCAAACATCATTGCCATCTGTTTTATTTCGTATTTAGGAAACCAATCGGTAACCATATTAGTCCAATAATCAGAAACTGCACATTCTGTTTGAGCAAATCCCAACAGAATATTACCTACTAAGTTCTTTTCAGATTCAGTAAGTACTTCATTCCAATCCTTCACATCACCCTGCATAGGTATTTCGGTATGTAACCAAAAAGCCTGTGCTTGTTTCAGCCACCCTTCGGTGTAGTAAATAGGATATTCAAATGGTTTGTAAGGAATTCGTTCTGTGAATAATTTGCTCATAGTGTTATCTGTGTGTTATCTAAATTAATTACTTGTTTTCTTCTACTGATACTTTTCTGTAATCTGTTACAAGTTTCTTAATTTCACCAATTGCTTTTCTAGCTCTTGATGCAGATGCTTTTGAACTTCCGTTGTGTTCTGCTTCGAATTGAGTATATAACTCTTTGATTGATTCGAAAATTTCGTTTGAATTTGCCATAAAATTTATTAATTATTAATTTATTAAAGCCCTTCTCATTATTAAGGAGGGTGTTTATAATTATCATCCATTTCCAAAAACGGAATGGATTTCCGATAATATGTTATTTTCACATAGTTTATTTTTTTTTATTAACTGTGTGATAATTTTTTTGATATTCTTTCCTCTATTTTTCAAATATAAAGATGGGTTCTAACTTTTCACCCTTTCCAGATACTGATGATAAAATCAAATATATTGTATCTATGTGTTTGAATCCCAATTCAGAAGAAATACTTATAGTTTCATCCTCTATTGTTTTATATTTTTTGGTATTAGCGATGTTTAACATCATCTTTCCACCAACTTTCAAACTACAATAACAGTTTGAAATAGTATCTTTTAAAAAACCATCTATCCAAGTTGATTCGGAAGGATATTTTATATAAGATTGAGTTTCTTCATCTGCATACTTTTCAGTATCAAAGTAAGGAGGTGATGTAAAACATAAATCAACTGATTCTTTATCTGGTGTAAACACCTCTGAACCTAGTTGATGTAACTCTACTTCCTTACCAAAGAAATCTATATCACTATTTAACCTCTCTAATCCATCGAATGTCTTAGATGAAGGTTCAGTACCAATATACTTCTTACAATCACTTGAAAGGAATCCTAATAACCTTCCTCCCCATCCACAACTCATATCCCACACAACTCCTTGGTTTCCATAGGTATTATAGATGAATTTTGCCGCTGATGGTCTGAAATTACTTACAGATTGATTACCACCATATATTTTTAAATTCTGTCTTAATCGATTTAAAGTAAAAGAACCACTACCATGCTTGAGTTGCCAATTCCAAGTTTTTCTAATAATTTCTTTTAACTTATCATCATTATTCCAATATTCAATTGGTGATAATTTACTTGAACCACATATTACATCTACCCAATGAGGAAAATAAGTCCATGCAAGTGATAATCCATGCATTGTTTGGTCTATTTTACCATCCTTAAATAAAGTTTGTTCATCAAACCTTTTTAAAGATTTGAATTGTTGTAACCCATTATGAGTAGAAACATTATAATGAGGGAATCCCTTTTCACGATGATATTTGAAAATTATCTCTAATGCAGAATCTACATCTTCGATACTAAATATATCTTGGGTAACCCTATGATATTCTAAATCTAACTCATTATGTTCAATGAACTTACCAAATGATTTGTAATTTATCATTATCCCATGTTTTCTACATACTTCTTATGAAGTAATTTCTTCGTTTCCAACTGTCCACTTGCAGATTGCTTTGTTGCAATTACACCATCTGGTGAATTACCATCATAAACTTCAATATATCCTGTATTGGTATTCATCTTACATGGAAATGTAATTCCATCAGGTCCAAATCTGTTTTTCATTATGTGGGCTCTTGCAGTATCATTCAATTTATCTTTTGATTTTCTACTCCAACTCATAATGAAATCTGCATTCATTACTTTAGCATATGAATCAGCAATCTTATCTGCTTCAATTACTTCAGAATCAATCGCAGAACGATTAGTTTGTGATGCTGTCCATATTGGAATTTCTAATTCACCACCCATACCACGAAGGTCGATGTAAACACCACCTTGTTCAGCGTATGTTGAATCTGCCTTATTTGAATCCGATAATAATAAATCAGCGTAATCTACAATGATTAAATCTGGTTTATTATCGGAAATCATCATTTTCTCAATATGTTGGTTTAGTTTCTTAACCGATACTCCTTTAGGTGGAAAGTACTTAATAAGTAACTTACCTTCTAAAGATTCTATTTTATGTTTAACCTCTTCTTTTCGTTCCTTAAGTTCATTTGAAGGTATTTGAGTAAATACAGTATCATATCGAGCTCCTACATAGTGTTCTGATAACTCCATAGAGTAATGTACCACACTCAGTCCTCTTCTAACGGCATCTGCACCAATTGCGGTAAGAATCCATGTTTTACCTACACCCGATGGTGCAACCACAACTCCAAGTTCACCGGGCCCTAATCCTCCATCCATTAAATCATTAATAGGAGTCCAATTAGTTGGAACAGTAGAACGTTTAAGTTCATTTGCCCTTTCATCAAAATCTATCTTATAATCATGTCCTAAATTAGTTTCAGTACCAACTTTCATTGCGTTGTCTACTAAAATTTTTATTTTATCATACTGACCAGCTTGAAGTAAATCAACTGATTGAAGTATTACTCCCTTTAAGTTTTGGTTTTTACAGAAATCTGTAAATTCATTCTTAATATATTCTAAATCAACATTACCAACTTGTGTAAAAACATGTCTTAGTTGATCTATAACTGTTTTCTTTAAGATTGGATTATCTACCTTGGATAACTGAGATTTAAATACATCTAATGTTGGTGGTTGTTTGTAACCTGAATGGTATTCAAGTATTTCACTAACAATCCATTTATTTGCATCATTCTCGAAGAACTTAGCAGTGGTTATTTCAGATATAGTATCTAAGAATTTACCATCAACAAGAAGAGCCGAAAGAACCTTTGATTGAAAGGATTGTCCGTATTTTGATAAAGTATCGTTTTCTTGCATTTAAGTGTTTTAGTATTTATGAATACAAATATACGAAATATATTTGTATTAACCTAATATTTTTTAAAATAATTTAT